CTAATCCACCAGCATCCAGTCAATCGCCAGAATCTCTTCCCCCGACAAATTTCCAACGGCGTCGTCATACTTCGCCATCATCAGCTCCACCTCATGCTCCATTTCATTGAACGGGGCCAGCTCGTCGCAGAACTGCTGAAAGTTGGGGGAATCCATCTTGAGCATATAGGTCGGCGCGCCCCTCTCATCCTTTCCCGCCTCGCCATACTTCTCAATGAGGCTTAGCCGAATCGTGTCAAATTCCACGATGGAATTGGAGAGAAAGCGGTAATTCCGAGCGGCCACATATCCGATCTTGTCCCGCCGGGCAAGCAGGGGCTTGAGCGACTTCAGATATACGAGCACTTCGGAATTTTTCAATTTTTTCTTCATAACGGCATTATTCTCCTGTTCCAAAATCCAGACCTCGGACGGTCGCACCGCTGAAATCCACATGTCCCTCAAAGTAAACGACACCGCCGCTGCCTCGGCTGCCGATCGTGATATAGCCTCCGCAGGGGCTGTAAATGTTAATGTAGGGGGCATCCCCCTCGTAATACTCGATGGCCAGCATGTGGAACCGGCTGTTTCCATAGGGACCGTAGAGGTTGAAGCTCCCAAAGTCGCTCCCGGCGATAATGTTGAACTCCTCGCCGTAGAACTCTCCGCCTTCGATGACCGGGGAACGGATCGTGGTCTGGTCGATGTAGGTGCTCTTAATGTAGCCGGGCATCTCGATGGAGTCTGCCAGCTTGTACGCCCGGTCGGCCCGGGAGTACGCGTCGTCGGCGTAGTCATAGGCCTCGTCCGCCAGATTGTAGGCGTCGTTGGCCATGGAATAGGCCGGATTGGAATTGATGTTCTGGTTGCTTACCTGGGCCCAGTTGATGCTACTCCCGGCGCCCATGGTCACGCTGCCGTTGATGGTGACAAGGCCGTTGGGGTTCACGGCGAACGTCACCACCCCCGTGCTCTTGTTGGTCACCCTCAGGCCGTAGAGGTCCAGATAGTCCGCCTTGAACTTGTCGCCCGTCAGCATGCTGTTCCCATAGGGGTCCAGAAAATCCTCCGCCTGCACCACGCCCCCGAAGGAGCCCTTGGCGGCCAGCAACGTTCCGGCAAAGGTGCCCCGCCGTGCGGTCAGATTTCCCTGCTCATCCACGATAAAATTCCCGCCGATGTTGATGGAGCCTTTCTTCATGGTCAGCGTGCCCGTTTTCATATCCAGGGAAAAGTTCCCGCCGACGTCCTTGAGCACGCCTGCCCGGATCACATCGGCATTGAGCACGCCCGTATTGATGTAGTCGGCCACGATGGACCCGTCCATGGTCATGGCCAGCCCAAAAGTCTTGCCTCCATCATTGGAGTACCCAAGGCCGTTCATGTTCCACTTCCACAGCTTGTCCGCCTTGGTGTAGTCCCGCACGTTGGAGATGTAGAGCGTGTCCGAGCCGTACTCATCCCGGGTGATGGTGATATAGCCCGTAGTAGCCATATTCATGATGTGCGTAGCGTTTTCCTGGGCCTCCTTTAGGATGGAGTGGGCCTTGGGCAAGTTTTCGATCTTCTCCAGCACTGCGGCATTGGTCTGATTGTTCACGCTGGTCAGGCTGAGCTGTACCGAATCCCCCATTTTGAACCGGGTGTTCTCCGGGCGATCCAATGGAATCTCCAGTTTGGTCACCGGGAACATCCGGTCCAGGCCGTGGGGGCGGGAGATGACCCGGATCTCGTCTAACAGCTTGACCGCCTCTGTGTTTACGTCCAGATAGTGCAGATCCAGCGCGCTCAGCTCCAGCTCCAGGTTGTCGAACTGGAGGTCTGCCAGATACTCCTTGGCCTTTTCCAGAAGCGCCTCCGGGTCGCTCACATCGTCCCAGCTGACTGTCTTGGCGATCCAGCCGTAGTGCTTCACCGCCTCGTCCGACTGGACATAGAGGCTGCCGCCGTTCACACTCTCTACCGTCAGGTAGGCGTCCAGCGCCTCGATGGGGCTGTCGTCCAGCCGGCTGCCCAGCGGAATAATCACGGTGGCATACTCCGTGGAATCCCAGTTGCGGGTGAAGTCGATGAGATTGGACCCGAACTGGATGACCTGACTGCAAGTGTCAGGGTACTCCTTCAGGTAATCCAGATACCGCACCCCATCCGCCTTCCGGACCCGGAGATGGCCTCCGTAGGTTTCCACCAGAGCGTTGAGCAGCTCCATCGTCTTCGCGTAATTGGTGTAGTAGGTGGGGAAGTTCTCGTCCACCACCGTCACCGCGCCGATGGCAAATTGCCGGTTGGCGCCGACTTTGGAGTTGTGAACGGCAATCAGCTGCTCCAGATACTCCCGAATCGATTTTCCGGCATACTCCGCCGGAGGCTGAACGGAGTCGTTGAAAAACGCCAGTTCCCCCTCACAGTAGAGCACCCGGTTGTTCCAGAAGTCCTTGCTCTCCGAAAGCGCCCGCCCCGCCCAAATCTCCTCTCCGTTTTTCTTCACGGAAATATCCGTGACCATGCGGACAATGCTGTCGTAGGCCTTGTTGGTGTGGGGAAGGGCCATCTCCAGCGACCCGGCCGCGCTGTCCTCCAGCGTCAGCTTGGGGTTGACCACCTTCATGTCATCCAACGAGAACACATCATTGTAGATGCACACGCCGTCCGCGTAAATGCTATACATCCCTCACAGCCTCCCCACTCTGAAATCCACCGAGACCGTGCCCGTGCCGGTGTCGCACCACAGCTCCAACGTGGCTCCCTGGCCGCCGAAGAACACAAACTCCGGGAACTGGATGGTGCCGTCGGTGAGCAGCTTCGTCTCATCCAGCCCCAGCGTTGGGTTGACAAACCGGATGTGTACGCCCCTCTGGTCTGAGCTGGTCACAAAGAACTGCGGACACACCGGAGCCCGCCCAAAGAGCGTGGCCTCCAGCCGGATGGTCCTCTTTTCAGCAGTCACGGCGATGTCCTTGAACAGAGCCGGCCGGATCACGCCATTTTGAAAGTTGAAGGGGTCCCACAGCCAGTCGTCCGTAGAGGACAGAACCGACCACTTGTAGGGCCCCACATCATAGTCGATGGTGATGCGCGACCAGTCCTTTTCCGACTTCCAGACGTTGACCACAAACCGCCCCTCGTAAAAATACTCCGGGTCATCCTCCAAAATCGCCCGCAGCTTCTGGCCGTGCAGATAGTCCATGATATCGGAATAGGCCATGTGCCAGGGCTTAAAGTCGTTCATCACGATAAACTCAATGGAGCCCGTCCGGTTCTGATACACCGGATACCCGGTGAGAGACTGGGATAAATCGATCACCCCGTCCCCACCGGGTATTTCCAGCGTCTTTACCTTCTGGGCCGGAGGATTGAACACGGGGCGGGAGGCGGGAACCAGCCGCCAGTCGTCCCAGGTGTTTTTATCCCCAAAGGTAACCGAATGGTACAAGCTTAGTTCCCCCTTCCTCTGCGCGTGACCCTCTGCCCAAGGGCGTTGTCCATGGGTCCTGCCATCTCGCCCACCAGCGTGCCGGTGTCCAGAACCACACGCATCCGTTCCATTCGCTCCGTCATCTCCGCCATTTCGCTGCGAAGGGCACGGAGCTCCTCCACAATGTCGCCGTTATCCACGTTGACCACCGTTCCGCCGCTTCGGCCGGACTCAGCAAAGGCCAGGCTGGCCTGCCCGGCAAGGCCGATGGTCCGCTGGGGATAGAACAGGCTGTTCAGCTCGTCCGCCCCGCGCATTACATCGGAGAGGTCAAGCACCGGCCGGATCGTGGGCTGAGCATCCATATCCCCGCTGAGCAGCTCGGCCGCGATGGACATGGCGTTGGAAAGGCCGTCTGCGGCGTACTCCGCCACATTCGCCCCCGCGGCGTAGGACTTCTTCGCGTAGTCTGCCAGTCCCGTCACAAAGCCAAGCCCCGTAAAGTTGCCCAGCTCCCGGAAGACCCGAGAAGGAGAATTGATCTTCAGCGTGCTCTTGACCGCCTCTACGCCGGCCAGCGCCATGCTGGTCAGTTCGTCGAGGAAGGCGGATTTCGACAGGGAGACGCCCTCCGCAAGACCGGCGGGGATCTGCTGTCCCGTCTCAGTCCATCCGGCTTCCTTCAGGATCTTCGTGGCCGCCTCGGTCATTTCCCGCATCTCGGCCTCGGTGTCCTTCTTGATCAAGCCCACGTTTTCCGCGAACTCCTGCCGGAGCGACGCCAGTTGATTGGCTGTGTCCTCTTCCAACTGGGACAATTCCTCCTGCCAGGTAATGCGGTACTCCTCCAGCTCCGCTTCCGCGTCGGCCCGCAGCTGAGCGATCTGCTCCTGGGTTTCCACGCGGAGGCCTTCCAGCTCTGAGGTGGCCTGTTCCCGGGCCTGAGCGTGCTTAACGGACCAGAGGGAGACGTACTTCTCCAGCTCGTCGTCGCTCATGGAATTCAGCGCCCGGATCTCTTCGATGGCGGACGGCCCCATCTCCTGGAGTTCGGAAATCAGGTCCGCATCAACCCCCCTGGCGGAGAGCTGGCCCAGAATATCCTGCCATTCGCCGAACTCCTGCACCTGCCCCTCCAGGTTCTTCATCAGCGTATCGCTGCTGACGGTCTCCTTCTTTGTAACTTCATCGAAAAGGCCGTAGGACTGGTAGAGACTGTTGGTACGGGATTCCACCGCGTTCTGATACTGGTCATTCAGCGACTGAATATCCCGTTCCAGCTGCTCATTGACAGAGCGAACCTTGTTGGCATACTCCTGCTCCAGCTGGATGCGCTTCTGGTTGGCGGACTCCTGAACGCTCTGGACGTCGGCGATATACTGCTTCTGGGCCTCATAGATCTTCTGCTCCAGCTGATAGACCTTCAGGTCCATCTCCTCGCGCTCTTTGCTGCCCGCCGCATACCGGCTCTGAACACGCTTATAGGCGGCCAGCTCGTCCGCCAGGCTCATTCGGCCGTAGTTCTTCTCCTTCTCGATCCAGTCCATAGAATTCTGATAGGACTCGTCCACAAGCTGGTTGCGAAGGGTGTAGACCTCCCGGTCGATCTTCTTGCGTTCCTCGCTGCCCTCCATATACCGGGACTGCATCCGCTCATAGGCGGCCAGTTCCTCCTCGGTGCTCAGCCGGTTGTAGTATTTCTCCTCCTCGATCCAGTCGAGGGAAGCCTGATAGGTGGACGCCACCAGTTCATTTTGAAGCTGATAGACCTCCCGGTCGATTTGCTTCCGCTCCTCGGAACCGGCTTTGTACTGCTTCTGAAGGTTTTCCCATCCGGCCAGCTGGTCTTTCAAACTCAGCTCGTCGTAATAGGTCTTCTCATCCACCCAGTCCTTCCAGGCGTCGATGCCTTTGTTGCTGACGGCGATAACCTCGCCGATCATGTCGGAAGTGGCCTGGGCGGCCGGGACGATGCTGTTGTCGACGCCGATGGCCAGGCCCTCACCGATGTTCTCGCCCAGATAAATGAACTCCCGGGAGGGAGAATGGCTGTCCAGGGCCTTTTTCGCCGCGTTCAGCGCGGCAAGGCCCAGACTGCGGCCCGCGGAACTGGAGGCGCTGAACTTAGAGCGGATGCCTTTGACAAAGCCCTGTCCGGCATTTTCACCGGCAGTCTCAAACTCGGGCTTCATGCTGTTGATTTGGGATACGGCCGCAGACGCCACCGTCCCCGCTGCCGTTTTTACGGCGCCGGAAGACGATAGGATCGAAACGGCGAGATTCCGCATCATGCCCTCAACTGCGGACTCGATCACAACGACCTTTTTGTCTACAATATCCGCCATTGACTCCACAAGCGTCTCCATGACGGAGCTTGCCACCGGGATATTCGACGTGATGGAACCACGGACGGAGGTCAGCATACTGACCACGGCGCTGTTTACGGTGCCGCCGCAGTTGTAGAAGGCGTCGGTGAATCCGGAAATCCCGGCGTCGCCCATCTTCTTCATACTGTCGGCGAATTTGGTCAGGCCGCTGGTATTGACGCCGTTTACCCCTTCCGCCAGCTCGATCAGATCCCAGACCTGGGTGATAACGTCGGACAACTTGCCGAGGTCAATACCGGAAATCTCATTGTAGTAATCCTTCATGGAGGCGCCGAATTTGGAAATATCCGCGCCAAAGGACGCCAGCGTCTGATCCCCGCCGAACCACTGGTCGAACAGACTGCTGTCCGGAAGGCCGGTCGCCAGATTGGAAAGCGCGCTCGCAGCGTTGGCCGAGGCCGTTACCGCTTCCGGCTTCACATCCTTGATGGCCTCCGCATAGGCGGCCAGATCTGCGCCGAAGGCCGTGAGGTCGTCTCCAAAGGCAGTCAGATCGGTTCCTCCCGTAAAGAAGGAGAGCAGCCCGCCCGTATTGGGTAAGGTATTCGCCAGTTCCACCAGCGCCTGACCGGCGGAGGCGGAACTTTCCACGGCAGTGGGATTGATGTCGGCCACAGCGTCGCTGTAAGACTTCATGGCCGCGCCGAAGGGGATGATCCCGGCGGCAAAGGCGGCCAGATCATGGCTTCCATTGAAAAACTCCATGACTCCGCCCGCCAGGGGAAGGGATTCTTGCAGCCTTGCCAGGGACTGGGCCGCCACTGCCGAGGCGGTGATAGCCCCGGTGTTGATGTCCGCCACGGCGTCTCCGTAGGACTTCATAGCCGCGCCGAAGGGGACAATACCCGTGGCAAAGGTGCCAAGGTCGTTGCCGCCATCAAAGAAGGTCATCACACCGCCCACATTGGGCAGATTGGTCTGAAGCTGGGCCAGGGACTGGGCGGCAACCGCAGAAGCCGTGATCGCCTCGGCGTTGATACCGGCCACGGCTTCCCCATAGGATTTCATGGCCGCTCCAAAGGGCACAATGCCCTCCGAGAATTTACCGAGATCGTTTCCTCCCGTGAAGAACTCCATGACCCCGCCAACCTGCGGCAAAGCAGCCTGAAGTTTTGCCAACGACTGGGCGGCGACTCCAGATGCCTCCACGGCATCGGCGTTGATACCGGCCACGGCTTCCCCATAGGACTTCATGGCCGCGCCAAAGGAGATGACGCCCTCGGAGAATGTTTCAAGGTCGTTCCCGCCGGTGAAAAACTCCATGATGCCGCCCACGTTGGGCAGAGATGCTTGCAGCTCCGCCAGGGCCTGAGCCGCCACAGCCGAGGCGGAGACCGCGCCGGCGTCAATGCCGGAAACAGCGCCGCCATAGGCTTTCATGGCCAAGCCAAAGGAAAGAACTCCATCCGCAAAAGCCCCAAGATCGTTTCCGCCGGTGAAGAATTCCAGCACCCCGCCCACATGGGGAAGAGACGCCTGAAGCGCGGAGAGGGCCTGGGCCGCGGTAATGGAGGCGGAAACAGCGCCCGCATCCAACCCGGTCACGGAATCGGCATAGGCTTTCATCCCTTCTCCGAAGGGGAGCAGACCGTTTGCGAAGGTCTCCAAGTCGTTGCCTCCGGTGAAGAAGTCTACCACTCCGCCGATATTGGGAAGGGAGGCTTGCAGCTCTGCCAGCGCCTTTGCCGCAGTGGCGGAAGCGGTCACCGCTTCGCCATCCATGCCGGTCACGCTGTCGGAATAAGCCTTCATCGCCTCTCCAAAGGGAACCAACTGATCGCCAAAGGTCTCCAAATCGTTGTCGCCCGTGAAGAATGCGACCAGACCTCCGGTATTCGGAATGGTATTTGTCAGCTCCACCAGAGTTTTTCCGGCAATGGCCGAATTCGCAACCGCGTCGCTATCCAAACCGCTGACCGATTTTGAATAATTCTTCATGGAGACGCCAAAGGAGGCAAGCTGCGCTCCGAAGGTCGCCATATCGTTGTCGCCGGCAAAGAATGCGACAGCGCCCCCCGTGTTCGGGAGCGTGGCCGCCAGTTCCGCCATGGCCTGCCCGGCGATGGCTGAGTTCTTAACCGCGTCCACATCCAGTCCGGTCACCGCGTCAGAGTAGGCTTTGATGGCCTCCCCAAAGGGGGCCAGCTGGTCGCCGAACGCGCTCATATCGTTGTCACCGGCAAAGAAAGCCACGGCTCCGCCTGTATTGGGCAGGGTAGCCGCCATTTCCGCCATGGCCTTCCCCGCGATGGCGGCATTGTTTACCGCGTCGGCGTCCAGCCCTTTGATGCTTGCGGCAAACCGCATCATGGACCCGCCGAAACCAACCAGCTGGTTTCCAAACTCGTCCATGTCATTTTCGCCGGTGAAGAACCCCGCGATGCCGCCGCAGTTCGGCAGGGTCGCCGCCATTTCGGCCAGTGTCTTTCCGGCAATCGCGGCCGTGCTGACCAAATTGCCGTCAAGGCCGGCAATGCTGTTGGAAAATTTCATCATCGCCTCACCGAAGGGGACAAGCTCCCCGGCAAAGGCGGACAGGGAAGAACCGCCCGTCAGCCAGGAGGTCAACCCTTCCAGCAGATCAGCGGCAGTAATCAGCAAAATCGCCTCGGTAAGCGCCTTTACACCATCCAGCATGGCGGCGTCAATGCCACGGGCTCCATCGATAAACGGCTGTACGTTGGTCATGAACGCCGCGAGATCGGCGCCGATCTGCGGGAACGAGGCGGATATGCCGCCCATAAACCCGCCGACAATACCGCCGATAAATCCGCCAATGGCGTTTCCGATGGTTTGCAGCAGCTTGCCGCCTTCCCCAATCAGCCAGTCGAGGCCGGGAATCTGCGCCAGGCCTCCAATGGCCGCCAGAACAACGGCAAGCTCCGCCATAACAACGCCCAGGCCAAGCACGCCCACCATTGCGGAGGGGATCAGCCCGGCCAATGCGCCGAGGGCCACCATAATGCCGCTGAGAAGCCCGATCCCAGCGGCGCCTTTCAGAAGGGCGTCAGTGTCGATGCTCCCCAGGGCGGATACGATTCCGGAGAAGAAGGACATCAGCAAATTGACCACCGACTGGATCAGTGTCGGCAGATTGCGCGCCAAGCCGTCGATGACTTCGATCAGGAACTGCATGATAGAATCCACGATCTGCGGCGTATAGGCCGCCAGCGCCGCAAGGACTCCGGCAATCAGCTCCAGAGCCCCGTTGGCAATCGCGGGCACACACTCCACCAGGACGTCCACCAGGGTGAGCACCAGCGCTTTGACCGCGTTTCCAATCGCCGGGGCGCCATTGGTGATGACTCCGGCAAAGGCGATGACCGCCTCGCCCAGCTGTTGGGCAATCGCAGGGATTAGCGCGGCAATACCCGTGATAATGGACGTCAACCCGGCCACAATGATGGTCACGCCTGCCCCCAGGGAGGTAGCCAGGCCCGTGATGCCGACCGCGATGGCGGTGAGCCCAGTCCCAACCAGAAGAAGCCCCGCCCCAAGGCCGGCAATGCCGACGCCAATCAAAGCAAACGCGCCGCCCAGCCCGAGAATGGTGGGGAGCAGCGGCGTGAGAAGCGCGCCGGCCGTCCCAATCACCGTAAAGGCTCCGGCAACGGTAATCAGCCCCTTGGCGATGGCCTCCCAGCTCATGCTTCCCAGGGTAAAGAGCACCGGGGTCAAAACCGCCAAAGCGCTTGCGGCTACCAGCATAGCGGCGGAACCGGCCAGTGTTCCGTTCATAAAATTCAAACCGACCGCCAGCTCGGCCAGAGCGCCGCCCATGGCAACCAGGCTTTTCGCAATGGCCTCCCAGCTCATGCCCCCCATTTTTCCGAGGGCCTCCGCCAAGACATTCAGCGCCGCTCCAACTGTGACAAGCCCCGCGCCCGTGGTAATCAAGTTCTTCGGCATGGCTTTCATGGCGATCGCCACTTCCGCCAAGGCCCCGCCCATGGCCAGCAAGCCCTTCCCGATCTCCGCCAAAAACATGCCGCCGAAGTCCGCCATCGCAGAAGCAAATATCTTCATGGCCGCGCCGATCTCAATCATGGCAAGACCAGTGGAGATAAGCCCCTGTGCATTTCCAGTCAGTTTTGTGAATGCGGTAATCTCCAAAAGGACAGCTCCAACAGAGCTCAGCCCCTTCACCAGCTCGCCCGCATTCATCTGCCCAAAATCCTTGCAGGCGGAGGCAAAGACCTTCATAGCGCTGGCCAGAACCAGAATCCCGGCCGCAGTAGCCATGGCGCCCTTGTTGACCTTAACCGTGTTCGTGAATAGAGAAACCTCCGCCATCAGAACGCCGACTCCGGTCAAGCCCTTTGTCACCCCGGCAAAGTCCAGCTGGGCCAGGTCGATACAGGCGGAGGCAAGCATTTTGATTGCGCCGGCAAACACCACCATCTGGGCGGACCCCTTGATGACGGAGCTGGAACCGCTCCCCAAAACTTTGGCCGCAGCCACCAGCGCGGTCATCAGCCCGGCGATCCCGGCAAGGGCCACGACCATCTGCTCCGGCTCGATATCGGAGATTTTCTTCAGGGCGGAGGCCAGCAGAAGAACTGAGGTGGAAACGCCAATCATAGCCGCAGTGCCTTTAACGACACCCTTGACTTCTCCACTAATACGACTAAAGATGGCCATGGAAGCCATCAATTCCGCAAACAGTACGGTAATGGCGCCCAGAGAAGCGGTCAGCTTGCCGCTGTCAATCAGAGAAATGGTTACGATCGCGGCCGCCAGCACGGCAATAGCGGAGGCGATTTTCAGAAGGGTTCCAGCCTTCAGCTGGGTCTGATAGGCTTCAAAGCAGCCCCGCACCCCGTCCAAAATACCCTTTACATTGTCAAGAAGGCCGCCGACATCGTCGAAAGACTTTGTCAGGCTGTTCATGAACTTGGTGATGCCTACCGCGATTCCGCCCAGAGAAATGCCGTTGAGTAAATCAATCACTCCGCTGAAATCAGCGTTGCCAATGGCGTCTATCAGCGTGGCGGACAAGCCGCCGAGCACGCCGATGATTCCGCTGGCAATGGTTTTCACGCCGTTGAACAGGCTCTGAAGCATTTGCAGGAATTTGCTGTTTCCAACGGCGGAATCCATGGTATTTACCGCATCGTCCACCCCAAATCCCAGGCCGCCGACTGCGTCGATCACCTGGCCGATTCGGGTCTGGATGCGGCCGAGAAGCGCCTGGAACGCCTCGAAGCCGGGGATGGCAAAGACGTCGCCGAGAAACCCGATAAAGGTTTGGATTCCTGATACAACGAAACCCAGAGCATCCGCGATACCCTGGGCCACTTTACTGAAGACTTTACCTTTCTTTGCCGCGTCGTTGATGCCGGTCAGAAAATCGCCAATCGCGGCGGTCACCGTAAGAAGACCATCTGCTAGGGACCCTATGCCTCCAGCCATAGGCATGACCGCGTTGACCACCGCCATAATTGCCTGACGGCCCAAATCCAGCATGGAAAAGAGCCCTTTGAAGGTCCGCTGCAATTTATCCGCTGTTTCATCCGAAATCGTCAACCGCTCGGAAAAGCTCCGCAGCGTCTCCGTCAGCGCGTAGAGCTGGTCGGAAGTGGCGGGCGGAAAAATATCGCGGAACGCATCCTTGATCGGGGCGATAACGCTTACCAATCCCTTGGCCGCGTTCCAGACCGACTGGATCAGGTTCTCCCGGCCGGAGGGGCGCAGAATCTTCTCCGTAAACTCATCCATGGAGACGGAGCCATCCCGAAGACTGTCGGCCAGCGTTTCGATCTGCTCCACCATCTCCGAGGTGTATCCGGCGGCCTTGCGCTCCTCCTGGGACATGCCGGACATCTTTCCCTGGAGATGATAGACCGCCTCGGACAAGGTTTCAGAGGAGATTACTCCATCCTTCAACCCCTGCTTCAGCGCGTCAGTAAAGCTGTCCGAATCCGCTACCAGCTGGTCAAAGGCGTCGCCGCTCTCTCTGGCGACTGCTTGGATCGACTCTATAAAACCCGCTTCATCGGCAATTCCCTGATCCAGCAGCTGTTTCCAGCCGGAACTCAAGCCGCCGCTGAGCAGTTCGTTTCTCGCCTGGGCGGACTCGCCGATGATGCCGCCGATGGTGTTGAATACTTCCGTCAACAGCGCTTTTGCCTCGTCAAAGTCGCCAACCAGAATCTCCCACGTCTCGGTCCATCCCGACTGGGCGCTCTCCTTCAAGGTGTCCCATAGCTGGGTAAAGGTTTTCACCTTCGTAGCGGCGTCCTCTGCCGTCTGTGCCATCTGGGCAATTTCCTTTGCCTGGGCCTCCGTAAAGCCCTGCTGCACCAGATCCGCCTCGGTATATGCGCCGGCAAACTGCTTCAGGGTCTCCGTGAGGACTTCCGTGGTGAGCCACTCGCCCCTGGTAAGGGATTCCCGGAAGGAACCATACATATTGATGGCATTCTGGGCTCCGGTGCCCAGCAGCTCGGATGTGCGGACCAGGGCGTCCTGGAACACCTTGCCGCCCATGCCCGCGTTGACCACCGAGTTCCAGTCCATCAGGGACACTCTGCCTGCGGCCAGCGCCTGGGAGAGCTGATACATGGCTGTGGACGCCTGCTGGGAGGTGGAGCCGGAAATGGCGGCCAGGTTCGCGATACCCTTGATGGAGTCAACGGATGTCTGAAGTTTTACACCAGCCGCGGTAAACGTGCCGATGTTCCGGGTCATTTCCGTGAAGTTGTAGATCGTCTTGTCCGCGTAGGTGTTCAGCTCATCCAGCGCCCGGTTCACCTGCTGAAGATTGGTCCCTTCGTGCTGGGTGTTCGCCAGGATGGTCTGCACCGCTCCGATCTGGGTCTCATACTCCTGAAAACCGGTTTTGATGGGGTCGATTGTAAGGGCGGACACAAGCCGTTTTTCCGTGTTCAGGGCTGAATTTGTAATGTTGGAAAGGGTCGTCATGGCAACGACTTCAAGCGCCGAGAATTTCGCCCGAACCGTCTCGACGGAGCTGCTAAGGGCGGACATATTGCACTTCTTAGCAGCGTCGCCCAGGTTTTCAAGTCCCTTGGCAGCACCGTCCAGATCCAAACCCTGCTTGAGTTTGTCGAGTGTCGACAGACTGGTCTGCACATTCCGCTCAAACTGTCTGTTGTCAAATCGCATCTCGACGATTCTCTCGTCGATGGTCCTGCTCATGACCGTGTGACCTCCTTCCATGCGTAATCTGCGATCTGGTCAAAAATAGGCTGGATAGCAGGGTTGATGTAATCTCTTCCCTGTACCCAGCCTCCGGTCCCAGTGCCATGTCCGTATTGCAGGATAATGGCAATGGGAACTCCATTTTGAACATTTGAATTGTGAAACGAGATGGTGACGGTGTTGTCCCTGTTGGTAATTTTGTAATACCAGGACGCGGCCGTCTCTCCGGAGTCAACAGGCGTTGCAGACGCAAGGGCGGCCACGCCTTCCCGGCCAAACTTGTCCAGATCGCCGAGATGAACCGTCTCCTTTGCTCTTTCCAGAAATCGGGTCAGCTTGGAAAAATCGCCCTTGTGTCTGAAACGAATCACTGCCGTCTCCTCCCATCATTCCGTTTTCTTCGGCCAGTTCTTGAATGCCTCAATCAATTTGTCGTAGCCCACCATGGCCGCGTAGGCGGACAGAAGCCCGACCACGACAGCCGCAAATACCAGATACCAGGTAATTGCAATCCCTTTGATTTGTGCATAGGCGGCGCCGGCGGCCAGTGTCAGCGCCTCCGACACCATAAGCGCAAGGAAATTTGTGGGAATCTTGTCCCAGGTCACAGTCTTAACCACCTGGACAATGATGTTGGTCAGGATCGTAACCCCGCCAATAATCATCAGCAGCGTCGAAATGATTTCCGCGTTCATACGCTTCCTCCTTAAATTGCCGGGCTCTCCACAGAGCCAACCGGTGTCTGCGAAACATTTACATTGAAATTGGACGCCTTCGCCGTTTCAAAAGTGATTCCGCCCTCCCGGTGGTCGGACTTGCACAGGTTCAGATAGAAACTGCACACCACGCCATGGGCCGTCCAGGGCAGACCGACCATAGCGCCGATCCAGGGCAATGCTCCCATATACCCCTTATAGACACAGTAGAAGGCCAATAAAAAACCGCCGATGGTCACGATCCACAACAGCGGACGGATATCGGCGATCATCCATTTTGAAAACTGCGAAAGGTCAGGTTTTCTTCCAGATTTGCCTCTGGTCCGGCTTCGCCTGCTTTTCATCACGCAAGCCCCGCCATCTGCGCAAAGCGGTAGAAGAGCTGGGCCGCCTGCTCTCTTGTCAGACCGGACGGCCACATCATGTTCGGCTTGCCGTCAACCGCGGTGCCGTTCCCGGCAAAGAGCCCCACACTTTCAGCCCAAACCCGGGCCTCTTCCGACCAATCGCCGCAGTTGTTGTTCTGAAGACCCTTAAGGTAATTCGTCATGGCCGCGCCGAACATCTCATTGAATTTCGCCTGATCCATATCGTCGTCCTCCTCCGGTACGATAGAATAGTCGGGGCGGCCGTAGCCGCCGATCTTGTTGTATCCCAGGGGGTAGCTCTTATCCCGGACACAGCCGCCGTTTTCCACGACGCCGGCCGCGGAGCTGGTGTTCCCCTCGATGGTGTAGACCCGCCCGCCAGACACCTTCTCCACGATACCAGTGTGGTAGAACGACTTGCCGCCGTCCTTCGTAAAGAAGATCTGGTCGCCAGGCTGGGGACCTCCGGTGTAAAACCGTCCCTTCTGCTTATAGTAGTTGGCGGAACCGGTGCACCCTGCCCCCACGCCGTTCTTTGCCTGGCAGAGCAGCTTCAACGCCAGCTCCAGACCGAACGTGTGGATGTGGCACCAGTCCACAAAGATGTCGCACCAGGAATAGCCGTTCTTCCTTCCGTTATAAACGACCCCCAGCGCATCCAGATCCCTGGCATACTTGTTCCAGTTTTTATCTCCGGCATTGGCCGTCTTATGATCGAGCTGGGCATTGGTTTCTTTCTCGATATAGCCGATCTCGGCTCTGGCCGTGGCTAGCACGCGCTCCACAGCCGGCAGCATCGTTGTAGAAGACATCGTTTCACCTCTTTCTGCAAATTGGTCGTAATACTTCTGCCCGTAAGCGGCCCGTCTGGCCTTGGCCGTCTCGCTCTGGTCTGCGGGGCGCTCAAACTGTACCAGCGCGGCGTCGGAGGCCGCCCGGACAGATGCGGCGGTCTTCAAGATGTTGACCAGAGATGGATAGCTCTCGGTCAGTTCCTTCCAGAGAAAATCCAGCTGCATCTCCAAATCCCCGATGCTCTTGCCGCGGCTCAGGGCAAAGACGAGCAGCTTTTGCTTCCGGCTCCAGAATGTCCACTGGGCAAGGCCATATCCGGCGCTGTCGTGGGCAAAATCCTGATAGATTCTGGCGTCCACCTGGGCGGTATAGTCCGCGTCGGACAATCCCAGCTTCTTTTCACAGGTGTTCTGGAGATTGTCCGGCTTCAGGCCGCTCTCGGCATAGAGATTCCCCATCAGTCCAGCCGCTCCGCAATCCGAGAGGCCTTTCTTCTTGAAGAAACTCCAAATCACTGCTTCGGACATGTGCATCATCCTCTCGAATTGGCTCTCTTTCTGCGTGCCGCGTTCAGCGCACGGTTCTGTGCAAAGATTTCCTTCTGGCTCATTTTCTTTTGAGGGCCGTTCTTTGCGTTGCAGACGTTAATCAGCGTCATAAGCCGGTTCAAATGCCACTTCTGGCACTCAAAGGGGATCTGGTGGGAGAGCATCCAGTAGTAGATGATCTCCGCCGTGACGACCTCATTGGCCGACCGGCCCTTCCGGCCTTTGACAAAGGTGGTCGCCGTCATGGAATCGTCGATGTAAGCGTCGACCATTTTCAGCATCTGGGGCGTAATGGCGGTGTAGACATCGGGGTCCACGTTCTGGGTCAATGTCATGCACCGGACATAGTCGATCCGCTCCTCCCGCGTCTTCGGCTTTCGGGAAAGGTAAGGCTTATGCCATTTTGATTCCCATTTTGAAAGGGAGACCAGAGAGTGTTCCAGCCGAAGCACCTGCTTCTTGGTCGTGATAAAACGGTCGTTCGCCTCGTCATACTGCTCGGTCTCCGGTATCACAAGTTCCAGCATCTCTGATCTCCCCAGTCAGCCTTATGCCCGAGGAGCCGGAGCCTTCTTGCCCTGGGGGACGATGCCGTTGATGAACCGGGCCGCCGCTTCCGCATCGGTGGCCAGCTCCATGAACAGATCGCTGTACGCCTCCGTCTGGGCGAACGCGTCCCGCAGCTCCTGGTTCTTGATAAAGCGCTTCCCGTCAGGGGACTTCTCACCATAGGCCCGCAGAATGATGTCCTTGAAGATGGCGATGATCTGCTTCCCATCCTGGGCCGCGACAATGCGGTTGATCATCTCCACCAGACCGCCGTCCACGGAGAGCTCCAGCTCGGTCACCTCGGCCTGGGTCAGATTGAAGTAGAAATCCTCCGTGCGGGAAACGCCGTTATAGTCGTTGTAAGTCCTTGTCAGCTTCAGCATTGCAGTTTTCTCCTTTCAAAAATAAAAGAAAGCGGAGCCCTCGGTGAAGAGAGCTCCGCCTTGCGGATTCGTTGTCTGGATTTCAGTCCCCGTTTCTCAGGACTCCAGAGTCAGGCCGGTCAGAGTATAGATCTTGGTGACAGAGGAGCTGTCCTTGGTGGAGATTACCTTGACGCTCTGGGAATTGTTCTTGATGGGCAGAACAATGTTCTTGTCCTCATCCAGAGCCACAGCCCCCTTGGTGCCGCCCACCAGCTCCACGGTGGTGGTGGCGTCGGCCGGAGCGACGTCAAATTTCAGCGCCAGATAGTGCCCCTTCTGCTCAGAGGGATCGCTGCTGAACCCGGTATAGCCGGTCACATTCTTCAGGCTGCCGGTGATGGCGCTCTCGCCCACTACGACGTTGCTCTGAAGTTCGGAGACCTTCTTGCCCAGCAGGGTGGCGGAGGGGCTCTCCGGGGCGACGGTCACTGTAACATCGTTCGCCAACAGCTTGATGACTTCCTCGGGCAGAGGCAGCCGGGGCTCCGTTTCCTCGGTGCCGTAGAGGATGTCCTCCAGCGCCTTCAGCTTGGCAGGGTCGGCCTTGGTGGAGGTGATGATCAGACGGGCAGTGGGCTTGAAGCCGGGTACGTCCACGGGAGTGGTCGTGACCTCCCAGCTGGGGTTGATGGGTTCAGGAGAGTCGTTGACAGTCTGATAGCCCCGCTCAGAGGGAGAGGCCAGACCGCCGTAGACCAGGTGCAGCTTATAGCCGTGGTCCTGACCGTCCACATCGTTGCCCAGCTTGGTGCGGTAGCTCAGGCCAAAGACCTTGCGGGTCTGCTGGCCGGCCATCACGCCGGGGGCGATCTCCGCGGAGCCGTCGCACTCCTCCCACTCGTCGGGGTAGGTGTAGCACTCAATGGTCAAACCGAAGTCCTCGGCGCCCACCAGCACCAGGTACTTGATGTTGTCGGCGTACATGTTGTTGGGCTCGGCGCCGGAGGGGCTCTCGTTAATGGCGGTGATGCCGCTCCAGGCTATACCCCTGTCGTAGACGCCGGTGGCGCTGATGGGGTAGAGGACGGCGTGATCGATGCCGGTTTCGTAGAAACGTTCCCCGATCTTGTCCCATACGAGTTTACTCATTTCGGATTTCCTCCTTTTAATAGTACAGGTTGAAGATGTCGTGGTTCAGATTGTCGGCCGTGAAATGACGGTCGTGGGCGCACATGGGCAGCATGGCAAGGCGGTGGGGCAGATCGCTGTCCGGGTTCTTGTAGATGGCCGTCACCTGATACCGGTCCAGCAGCCGGTAGGGGGCGTTGTCAGCGTGGATGGCGCTGATTTCGCTTCGCTCGTAGACGATGCAGGGGTACTGGATTTCCTTGCTGGCCGGAGGCTGAAAATAAGCCCGGCACGCATCGCCGCGTTCCGGACAGCCAAGAATCCCGCACAGAAGGGTATGAAGTTGAATCCTGTCACCCATTGTAGAGCCCCCCAATCGTCAGGATCAGGCGGGGATATCCCACTTCGACCTTGGAAATCTTCCATTTCGCGCCCATGTACGCCACATACCGCATCTTGTGGAAGTTCTTCCTGGCGAACGGATCGGCGACTATGCTGATCTCATTCGCGATATTGATGTCGTCGTTCAGGGTCTCCCCAGACTGAAGCTGGCGTGTATTCCGAGTCAAATCGCCATAGTACGGATACTCAACGATCTTCTCTTCATACACGCCAGGGGCAGTCTCAACGGTATCAGCATAGCCTACCGATCCATAAAATTTCGCCATTTTGAAGCTTCTCCTCAGGGAGTGCCGGCGCTGGAACCACCGCCGGAGCTGGCGGCCACAGGCTCCTCCAGCGCGATGGCGGAGTAGACGCGGGTCAGCGCGCCGGACAGGCGGGTCTCGATCAGGTACTTCTGCTGGTTGAAGTCGATGTCAAACTGGTCAAACCGGGTGATCTCGCCGCCCTTGGTGGAGCCCACGGTATAGTCGGCCAGGTTGACAAAGAGGCCCAGCAGCTTGTGCTTGGCGCCCTCGTCGTCCATACGGACCAAGCCCTCGAACTGCTCGGCAGTATAGAGCTCGCCGATGTTCAGGGCGGCGGCCAGGTCGGCCTTGGAGTTGTAGATGCGGCGGCCGTTCATGTCCCGGGCCAGCAGCATCACGTTCACCAGATGAGGCGTGCAGAAGAAATCAGGGGTGCCGGTGCCCTTGTACTTCTCCCGGGCATAGAGAGCGGCGGTGATGATGGCCTCGGAGTAGATGTAATTCTCGCCGAAGCTCATATCGGTCTTGCTACCGTTGAGCTCGGCGCGGGCGGCCTCAATATCCACGTCGTAGTGGATGGTGTAGAGGTCGTTGTCGTTCCAGATGGAACGGATGTGGTCCTCGGAGATCTTCATCTCGTCGTCCGCTTCGCGGCCGTCGCCCACCATGATGGCGGTAGCCACCTCTTCGTTGAGGTTCTCCCGCATCACGGCATACTGGTACTCCACTACATCGAAATCAGTGATGTCGACAATGTCGTCCCGGTGCAGGGCGTCGGTGCGGTACACCGTCTGAGGGTCAGTGGTCCGGGTGATGACGTTCATGTTGCCGGACAGAGTCTTGCGCTTGCCCTTCTGATAGCCGTGGGCCCGGATGGAGTCCTTGCGGGTGTCCATCTGGCGGGTACGAATACGGCTGATGGGGCTCTTGTGGACCTTCTGCATGACGGCAGTCACCCAGCCCTGGTCGCGGGTGACGCGCTCAGGCGCGCCGGGGCGCAGGTCCTTGAAGTCCGGGAACAGGCTCTCGATATTGTCGATGCCGTGCTTGAGCTCGTTCTGCTCAGCGTAGATCTTCAGAGCGGTCTGAAGGCTGCCCACGCTGTTGCTCTTGGCCAGAGCAAGAATGTCAGCGCGGTCGGAGTGGCTCAGAACGGTGTCCTGAGTGTCTTCGTTCTCGAAAACATTGTGCTTCATGGTCTTGTTTCCTCCCTTGGTTTTGTCAGATTTCTTGTCGGGGTCGTCGTCATCGTCGTCGCCCCCGTCCCCCTTGCCCTTCTGGGAATCCAATTCCTCCATGGCCGCGCCGATCAGGGCATACATGACCGTTCTCTGCTCCTCGGTCATGCTGTCCACCACGTCCTGGACGGTCTTCTCATTCTCAGGCTTCTCCTCTTTTCCGTCGTCCTTAGGCTTGTCCTCTTTCTTGCCATCCCCAGAGCCGGCCTTATGAACAAGAGGGGGCTTCTCGTCGGGGCGGAACAGGGAAATGGGCTCGTAGGCGGACAGGATCATCTCCTGCTCGCCGCCTTCGCCGTGGGCCATATCCACAAAGTCAATAAAGGCGCCGGGATTTGCCCCGGCGACCACCAGGCTGACCTCCCGGATGACGCCATGCGTCACATCCTTGCTGGGGGTCTGCTTCAGCCCATTGGCGTAAATGGACAGGGACGCGATGTCCCCATGCTGGACCAGCATCTTAGCCGCCTTGCCGGCGTCGGTCTCGTTGAATGTGCAGTAGGCGTAAACGCCGTCCTTCCGGTTCTCCAAAAGGGCGTGGCCCAGGATGTTGCCAGGTTCGTCGTGCTGGTGGTTCCAAACCAGGGGAACCGTCTTCCCGTCGCAATCCTCGAATGCGTTATGGCGGATGGTTCGTCCGTCCGCGCAGACAAGGTCGTTCCGGGTCGCCCAGCCACTAAAGTCATACTTCAGGTTCATTTTGAACGTTTCCTCCTTCAGATGTTGATGGTGGCTGATTGCCCTCCTCTTTCGGGGCGCTTAAGTTGCTGTTTCGGAGCTCGTCCGCCTTGGGGTCCTTCGACGGCTTCATGCCGATCTTCTGCCGGATCTCATTGGAGGTCATGATCTCGTTGCGGGTCATCTTGTCGGCAATTTCGGCAATATCGTTGATGGGCACCAGCCGGAACGGGTCTCTGAAGAAGAGGATCGACTGCTTCTGTGACCGAGCAGTTTTGGTGAGGAATTTCCTCTTCATTTCGTCAACAATGGCTGATAGGATCGGTTCAATCGTCCGGTTGTCGTAATTCAGCTTCGTCCGGTCATCGGCAGTCCCGTCCAAAATCCCCTGCGTGATCCCCAACTGGCTGTAAAGCATGCTCGTCAGGTATTCAATCTGGGACATCAGATTGTTGTCGATGGGCCGGTTCAGCTGGACCACGTGTTCCGTGCCGTCGGTGTAAGCGACGCCATACTTGGAGCCGGACAACTGTTCCTCGATATCTTTACGGCGTTTTTCCGCCTGTTGACGCCTCGCTTCCGTCTTGATGACGTAGGGCAGCTGAATAATCAGGTTGAGTTTTCCGGAACCGCTCTGCTCGTCGATTGCGTCCAAAATATTGAGTTTTCGGATCAACCGCTGCATGGTGGAGTTGGGCTCATTCATCACCGCGAAAAACGGGTTCTCAATGATGGCGACCCCACTCTTCGGCAGGATGACATCCTGCTTCTCGCCCCGGTTCTCGTTGTAGACCCGGACCTTGACGTGCTTGGGATACCACTCCACGATTTTCCCGGTACGCATCGTTTCGATCTTGAACGAGCCGGTCTCCGGGTCGAGGTCGGTATCCGTGGGCACGATGGCCACGCATCCCTCGTCCAGCATGGACATGACCACGTCCTGGATAAAGGCCCGCCCGGTCTGGTCCAGATTTGCCTCCAAAGTCAAACAGCCGTTCAAACTTGAATTGATCACCTCTGTAAACCGGCCGTCGTCATCCAGGCGGACATGCTGAATCCCAATCGACGCCGCGTCCAGCGCGATCCGGTTGTAGACGGAGGTAATGATGGAGCGCTCGTTTCCCCGGCTGAAAATGGGCCGGTCCGGGCGGTAGGAGTAGCTGGGGCCAAGGGAATGGCTGTACTTGAAAAACTCATTGCCTAAAAAAGCGTTCCAGGCGTGTTTCAGCCTGGAACCAACTGACATTTCCACTTTTCTCACCTCCTACGACAGCAGATCGGCGTACATCTTCTTGAGCAGCTCGTCGTTCTGCTTCATCAAGGCCGCGAAGTCGTAAGCCGGAGGAGGCTTTGCCGCGGATGCCTGCTTTGTGGCCGAGGCAACGGTTTTTACCGCCTGCTGAACGCCGCCGCCCGGAGACGGCCCGGGAGTCCGAAGCTGGCTGACCGGCGTTGAGAAGACGGAGGCGCTCTTTTGAAGCTGCTCCACGGCCCGCTTTCCCTGCTCTGCCTTTGCGGCAAGCTCCGCCGCCTTTTTCGCCCCGTGCCGTTTTACCAGATAAGCGGTAAGAACGATTCCTGCGGCTGCCGCCGCTCCCACGGCCGCTTTTCCGGCTGCGGGCAGCTTCTTCCGCTCGGGTCCATCCTCACCGCCGTACCGTTTCCGGCCCTGGGACGTCAAGCTTCCATCCTTCTGCTGAAATCTCCGCACGCCCCATTTCATCCCACGGATGCCGTAGTGCTGCAAAACATCTGACAATCGCGGTCACCTCCTATCTGTGATAAAATTTGTAACAACCGTCCCGTGTGTATCTAATTTAGGTCAAAAAAAACCACAGACCCGGTTAAGAGTCTGTGGTGAGGCGTTTCGCCGCTTTGACAGGGCGAATGCCATTGTGCAAAAGAATGTCGAGAAAAATAGGAGTCAACGCCATCATTGTCCCTCTCTTCTCAATGGGCATAGTAGGCCCGCAGCTTTCTGTTCTCGCTGATGGCCTTTCCAGCGAGCAAAGCGTTCACGATTGTTCCGCCCACTGCGATAGCTGAGCCCGCAAGTTGTGCCGTCCGCTGGTCTTCCATCCCTTTGGATAAGAGTGAACTTACCGCATAGGAACCAACTACTATGGCCGTTTCCGCTAAATAAGCAGTTCGGGTATTCCCGGTAATGGTCTTGCCGCGCTGATAAAGTTTCTTGCCTTCATCCGCTAACTTGTCGGTCTTCAGTTTACCATAGGCGTCTTCCATCCGACGTTTTTCGGTTTTGACGGCCCGATTAGCGTCCTTGACCTGCTGCCGGGTAGCCTGTCCGGATTTATGGGCGGCTTTCGTTTCTGCCGCTTTTGATTTGGCACGTTCATAGTCCGATTCGGCTTTGCGATAGCGCTCCAGTCCTTTTCGGGTATAGGAACCGTCATAGTTCTGATAACGCCTGACGCCCCATTTCATGCCCTTGACTCCATAATGGGCAAGGCAATCCTGGGGAGAAGGTTTATAATAGGGCTTCATAAGTACCCCCCCCCTTTTTTTTTACTCAAATGCTTCTGGGTTGTGTTTATAGGCGACGTAGGCGTCCATCATGGCCGCCACCGCGTCGATCTTCTGGTCAGACCGCTTTTTCAGCAGCTTACGGTTGCCGTTGGTGTCCTCCATCGTGATGCAGTTGCCCATAGAGAAGGTGATTAAGTCCTCGTCAAAGAGCAGCATCCGCTCTCCGGCCAGCTTCTTCAGCTCGCCCAGGGGGACGGATTCCGTTCTCGCCCCCTGCCGGACCACCTCGACCCCAAACGGGCCGTTCTCATTGACCCACCGCTCCACAAATTCCTTGGCGTTGTAGGGGTCATATCCAAAGCAGCGCACATCGTAGCCGCAGTTGATGACATGGTCGTCCAGATCCTCATAGACCTGCATCATGTCGAGAACTGTCCCCTCCATGACGATCAGGCTGCCCTCTGCCATAAAGTCCTCGTACTTAACCCGCATGGCGGCGGGGAGCTTATGGAGTGTCACCGATGTGATGTAGTTGCGCGACTTAACGCCAAAGGAACCATCCCGAAGAGGGAACAGGAACGTAAAGGAGCAGAAGTCATCGCCCTGGGAGAGATCGGCGCCCATGGAGCAGGGCATCTGCCAAAACCGCTGCCGGCGGTGGGGCAAAGTCTCCTCATAGGTGAAGTAGTAGGTGTACCCCTCCATAGGAAGGCCGAACCGCTTGGCCAGCATATCATTCCGTGTGGCGGGGGCGGTTTCCGCCCGGTCCACATCCTTCTGATAGGTCTCATAGGTGACGGTCTTTCCCAGATTCGGGTTGGCCTTAGGCCACATATCGGGGTAGGCCACCTCCTCAACAGAGTCCAGCTTGTACCACCAGATGGAAACATGCTCCTGCGGAGGGCCAATGCCTTGGAGAATGTTCATCAGCTCCATTTTGATGGTATCGCCGGCGCCGTTACGAACCGTGCCCTCGGAACTGGTCGCTATAATAAGGTAGTCGTCCAGCTTGGAGGCGCCCTGCTCCACCGCGCCGATGACATCCTCCCGGGCGTCGGCGGAGGACAGCCACTCGTCCACGGTGGCCACTTTGCAGCGCAGGCCCTGGAGCTTGTCCACCGACATGGGGCGGATCTCAATCAGGGAGCCCGAGATAAAATTCTCAATACCCTTCTTGGTAGAGGCCAGCTTCACCCGATTGGCCCGGGACCCGGTGGTGTTCTGCAAAGACCCCTCAGTCATGAACTGGAAGACGGGGCCTCTGGCCCGGGTGATGGCGGTCTTGATGGGGTTGATGATCTCCTCGGCCTGCTTCATGGTGGGGGCCGTGGTGATCTGATGGGTGGTGGAGCCGTCCACAACACAGAAGTATGCCTGAATGCAGGAATCGTAAAGCGACTTCGCCGCGCCTCTCCCCACGATCAGGTACTGCTTTTTGGTCAGCCGCTGCTTGATCCGCTTGGTCACATAGCGTCCGCCTCTGCCGTCCGGATTGGGTACATAGACAGAGCGGTCGTCGAAATAGTACCAGCCGAACACCTGTTCCCCCCAAAGCTTGAAGGTATCCAGGAGATGCAGGTCGGAACCGTCGGTCAGGGTCAGCTCGTTCTCGCAGAACTCGATCCAGCCCTCCACCGCCCTGTCATCATAGTAGTAACTGGGCGACTCGATCAGCCGGTCAATCCGGTACATCTCCATGGCAACTTCCTTGCAGACCGGAATATCGCCGCGGATGACCGCATCGCGGAATGCGCCGTAGTAACGGGGGACGGCGGTGTTGGATAACATCGGTTCACCAGCCTCCCGTTACAGCCCCAGCGCTTTTCTGCCAAGGAGAACCAGGGTGGAGAACTTCTGCTCGCTCAGCTTTGTCCGGTAGGTATCTTTTGGAATAACCTGCTCCATGTCGAACACGATGATGGGCGATTTGGCCTTGAAACCGCCGTAAATGGCGTCGTTCGTGTCAAGGAACGCGCCATAGCCCGCCTTCTTGCATTCGTTAAAAAACTTGGTGCGCTGGACATAGACGTCATGCCCCTTCCATCGGTCGCCCTGTCCGTCATATGGAATCACATAATTGAACATCCGATAGACTGTCTGGAGATCTTTGGCCGAAGGCGTATAGTCCGGGTCCTTCATCCTTTCCAACACTGCGGCAGCTTCCCGATACCCCTTGAATTTGTACTTGTCTTTCACGAAATAGCTCTGCATCCGGTCCTTATCCGTTACAAAGTTATAAAAATCCCGATCTTTTCGATAGAGATTCATGAAGACCTCTGCGCCGGAGTCCTCGCTCGCCACCTTCAAGTCGGTTTTAAGCGAGTTGTCGATCCGGTACTTCATAAACGCGCCGGTTCCGATTTGCTTCCCATTCTCGTCATATACCGGCTGCGGGATCGGCCGGTTGAACAGTGCGTTATACTGGTGCTTGTCCAGGGAATTGTGGGTTGCGTAGAACATATCGGTGTTCTTGGTCCGGTCCTTGTCATAGGACAACGTGCTCAGGGTCGTCTTATCGGCGTTCAGCACTTCGTCAAAGTGCTTCTTGTTGTAGATGCTGTTGCCGCTCTTCCGCTTATTGCGGATGGCTTTTTTCTGGGCCGGAGTGTAGTCGCCGCCCCGCAGGGGATAGGGAGGACCGTTCCGAACGCCCCACTTCTGTTTCAGAATTCCATGGTGATGCAGTTCCATAAACAACTACCCCCGCAATTCCTTGATTGCAAGGGCAATGCTCAGGGAAGACCCTGCGATCGCCAGAACGCTTCCCGCCACTTCCAGCGTATCCCGCAATGCCTGCCGCCCTTTAGAAACCTGAGCTGGGGAGGTATCCGCGAACAGCTGATTGTATTGCCGCTCCAGAAGCTCCCGGTTGATCTTATCCCGCATCTCCTTGTCGGTCATCTTGCTCAGATCCATCCGTTTCGGAGCTGGCTTGGACGTGCTGGTCTGCTCCAGCTTTTTCATCTCCTTCACCAGATCCGAGCTGGAGTCGACGGTTTTCTTGGTCCGCTCCAGGTCCTCCTTAGCCCAGCGCTTCGGGTCCGGGTTGGACAGGTCGATGCGGTTCTCCTTCTTCTTGGCCGCGTTTTCCCGTTTATCCCGGTCATAGCGTTTTTCACCGGCGGCGGTCAGGGTGCCGTCTTTGTTCTGGTAGCGGCGGACGCCCCACTTCATGCCTTTGATGCCGTAGTGCAGGAGCATGCTATTCTCCATTTTGACTTTCCTCCTTCCCGCTAGTGTTCTTCACGGGGTCCGCTGCAACAAAAAGCCGCCACTCAAACTCACTGATCTGCCGGTTGATGGACTCAATGGCAGCGGAGCTGAGAGGCGGGTCAAATAACAACCGAACCTTCATGTAAACGTAGGATTTGACTAAGGAAAAGATGTTCGGCTTATCCTGAATAAATCCGGACCAGACTTCATCTTTTCCTGAGATTGAGAAACCGTTGGCAGGTCCAACGCCCATTTGCGTCAGGATGGAAAACACACTGTTGATGTGGATGATGATGTCCGGGTCAAAGTGCGTGTAACTCTCGTCGATGCCCAACAGTTTCTTGATTGATATCAGGATGCTTTCGGAAATCTCCATAACAGCCTCCTCACCGGCGGACTGCGATGAACTTCTTCATGCAGTACCCCTGGGTGCCGTTGGAGGTCGATACTTTATAGAAAGCATCTGTTGGCTCGTCCATATTAACGGAAACTCTGGTCAGAGCCGTAATGACTGTAAGGACTTTGGAATTTGCTCTCGGCTCTTGATAAAGCGCCGCTCTCAGACAATTCGTCACAACACCGGCGGCATGATTCTCCATTTCGAGTCCTCCTCTACTTTTTCCAAGGACAGGTATCATTGGGTCTGCGTGTAATCGGCTCCTTGAACAACCGGTTCTCGTCGCCATAATGGATGGCCAGATGCGTCTCATGAATTGTGGTGATCAGAAACTCGGGATCGAGGATGATCCCTCTTCGCTCCCGGATGTCCTCCGGGCGGATCGGGTTCATGTGGTGGATAAGTGGACGGCGGTAAATCTCCCGTCCGGCAATTCCCAAATCACACCCCATGTCCCGGGCAATCACAACATCCCGGATCTGCTTCCACTCCGGGGAGCGATAAAAGACCTGATTCATGTACCGGTCAAAGCCGAAGGTCTCCTCTCCGACAACACCGTTCAAACGAAGATAGCGGTAGCGCTCCTCGAAGGTGGGGAGAAGGATCAATTCCGAGTAACATCTAATACTCATCCCCGTCCTCCTCGTCCTGCCCGCTGTACCGCTTAAAGGCGGCCATGGCCTTTTCGTAGAGCTCATCCATCCGGACTCCGGATTTGTACGCCTCGGTCTTGGCCTGGACCAGCTCCACCTCTTTGGCAAGCCGCTCATTTTCCAGACGCGCCCTGGTGGTTCCGAGCTTCAGGATGGTGGTGACCTCCTGGGAAGAAGCCGTCCCCTCCAGCAGACGCTTTTCAATCAGGTTGACGGCCAAATCGATCAGCTGGTTCTCTCTGGCCTCCGGTGTCAAGGCGGCCCGGCGCTTCCTCGGTTGAATGCCAGAAGGTTTCGTTGCTTTTGCCACACTTGACACCTCCTCTCACTTAGAGTTGTGGCAGTTTCTGTGATGTTTGGACCGGTTTTCAGCGGTGCTTGAAGAAGCCCGCATAAGCAGCTTACCGACAAGTGGAGAAAAACTCGCGGCAATGGAGGTAATGCATTGCGTACTCAGCCGGAAAGGAGATCACAGCTGAACGAAAAAGAGTCCTCGCCGGTAAACGCCGCCCTGTGGGCTTGTTCAAGCACCGCTGAAAACCGAAGCCATTTTCCAAAAATATCCCCCGGAGAATTTTTGAAGACCATCGCGATGCATAGGGGGGTGGTATTTTTAAGGGGTCCCCCTATACCCTTTAACACACCTTGAACCCTAAATCTGGTCGTCATTTCAGAATTTTTTCTCTAAAATGACAAAAAGAAATGCGCTCTGAATCAGAGAACATTTCTTTTTCCTGGTTTTATAGGCTTTTGGGGGTCACATGGTCACGGCAGGCTCGGGTTTCAGCTTCCGCTTCACCTTTTTATAGATCCCCAAGGGGTCATACTTGATGATGTCGTTAATGGCTCGCTCGATTTCTTCCATGTTCTCCTGCTCAGAGAGCTGATCGGAAGTACGGGCGATACGCGCCAAGAAAGCGCAGGAGTGATACCCGTTGTCTTCGTCAAACCGATACCAGGCTTCATACTGGGTAAAGGGGTCATACGGGTTGTCGGTCGTTGTAAGCATACACGTTTCCATTCGCTCTCACTTCCTTTCTTACTCATTGAGATACTTGGAAACAACAGAAGATGAAAGGTTCAAAGCATCAGCAATCTCGGCATTGGTACAGCCAGAGTTTGCCATTGCCTTGATGCGATTGATGCGAGCAGTCGACAACTGCGTCGATGCTCTTGGGGTTGCGCGTTCCCGGACGACATCGGGATCAGAGTAACGAAGAATCTCTTTCAAGGTTGTATCAGAAATTGCGCCAGCCTGAATTGCTTCCCATTCTCCATCAGAGATTGTAATGCGCGTTCCTTTCCCGCTTGCTCCAGTCGTCACACGAGCGTCGCTAATTGCGGAGCGACGAATCTTTGAGATTTCGTCTTTGTCGGTAATGTTGTTAGCCTGAATCTTTGCCTTAACTTGCGCATTGGCAATACGCTGAGCCTCACGTTCACGAGGAGCGTTAAGCTGAGCAGTCTTCAACGCACTGGTCAATCTGGTAACTTCAGGCGCATAAGCCTTTGCTGCACTGGCATTACGAACCAACGTGGGCGTCGCTAAGTATTCAAGCCTTGCCCGATTGGCAAGTGCCTTCATACGATTTGCGTAGTCAGCATAGGCATCTTCCTGGACAGTGCCGGAAGACAGGGTCCGAACATCGTCGGCCTTCTCCAAGAGCTTAATCTTTGTCGTGGCCGGAATTGTTTTACCAGACTTCGGGTCCACATAAGTACGCCCGGATTCCTTGTAGATGACCTTTCCCGTCTCCTTGTCGATACGGCCGCTGCCCTGACGCTCCGGAACGTCGACGCTCTGCTTCCGTCTGGAGAGCAGGGTGGATGCCCCGCCCACTTCCTTTCCGGTTTCGGGGTCCGTGTACCCTTGCCACCGTTTGCGGAGGGTGGGGATGTCGTTCTCTACTTCCGACCGCTTATAGTCAAGCTTATGCTTAGCCGCATCGATGACCACCATGCTATGCTTGACGGCCTTAGTAATTTCCTCCTCGGGGGCCCCTTTTAAGGTCATATCCGTGATGAGGTTGGAGATTTTACCCATCTCTATCTGGGTGGCGGCTTTTGAGAGAAGCCGGACGCCAGTCTTCCCCTCGGTGGAGTATTCAACTTTTGGGTCGAAATTCTTCAAACCATCTAGGGCGGGGGTGGATTTCACCGACACCTTTCCACCCACGGGGATGACTACCACCTGGTCGCCGTCAAAGTCCGCTCCGGACAGTCGCTCCGCCACCTTCGGATTGATGCCGACGGCGTCACGGATGTTCTTGCCCAGAATTGAGATCGCCGACTGATTTTTATTGTTGACCGTCAGCTCCGGGATCTCGAACGTGCCCCCATGGGGATAACGAATCAGAACGACTTTCTCTCCGTTCCGGTAGTTGGGGGCATAGATCTCCGTCTCCTTCATTTTTGTGATGGGGAGGATCACTTGTGTACTCTGCCGGGGGAGGGCCGCCGCTTTCAAATGGACAACTGCGGAATCACATTCGTCTGCAAAGTCCATCAGCAACTTCCGCTTGATGGTGGGGTTATTGAGAGAGCAAATTTCTGCGAATTCATCGGCGGCATCGGCATAAGTCAAGTCGAGCTGCTTCTGAATTAACTTGATGGGCTGCTTAGAAAGGAACTGGGAGGATAAGTTCTTACTCATCTTATCCCAGTCTCCCTCTTCCTTCAGCTTGTTGATGGCGGACAGCGACTTCTTTTCTCCGGTGATGGGGTCTGTGTACTTGCCATGCGGGTCGGGGTAGTAACTCTGGCCATTGGCCTTGATGAACGCACCAAAAGGGTTATCGGGGTCTTCCTGAATTTTCTTCATGACGTCCATCTTTGGCGTTCCGGAATGTTTGTTCGTGTTGAACACGATGTCTGCACCATCCGGCATATCATCAGAATACATGGCCATGCCCTTCAGGTAGTGAGTCCCGTCCACAAGAATGCGAACCTGAGCATAGTGAGAATCCCCCAAGTCAAGGTCGGCCACGACACGACGAAGTTCGATGACGCCATCCTTGGAGGTACCACCTTCATCGCCGTAACGAATCTTCACCCGACCGGAATCAATGCTGGCCGGGTATTCCCGCTTATCCCAAGACGCACCTCCGTCAGCAGAATGATAGTCGCCTACCGACTTGATGATGTCCAGGTTCTGGTAAGCATCACGCTGCTCAATGTCAGGAACGGAGATAACCGGCGTGATAGTCCGTTTCTTCGGGTCGTTTACCTGAGGGACGCCGACACCATAGCGGTTATAGCCCTCGGTCTCCAGAATGAATAGCGCCTCCTGGAGTACGCCTTTGGACACGCCAAGCTGCTGCTCCACACCCTCGCCCACGTCAAGAGCCCCTTTGACCGCCAGCTCCTTCTTCAGAGCCTCGGCGGTGGCAAGAGCCTTGTTTTTATTGCTCGCGGTATTCTCATTGAGCAGGGCACGGACAGAGGAGTCATTATTGTACCCCATGATTTTGGCGATTTCGTCCAGCGTCTTCCCCTCTTCCCGAAGGGACTTGGCTCGCTCTGCCTGTAAGGCACGCCGTTCATGTTTCGCCACACGAACCTGCATACGGAGATCGGTGGTAGACATCTTCAGCTCCTCAGCAATTTCCTTTTGAGATTTGCCAAGCGCCTCAAGTTCTTCCACACGGGCCAGGAAGTCTCCGCCGTGTTGATAAGGGTTCTCGCCAGAACCCCAGGGGTAGCGCCCAGAGCGCCTCTTGACGCCATAGTGCATCAAAATATCATCCACAATGGGGTCCATGGCTTATTCCTCCTCTTCCTTGATACTGTTGATGATTTTGTCGAAGGTAACAATGCGGTCCATGATGGGGAAAATATCCTCGATGGTAGGCTTGTGGTAAAGGACGGTATCGTTCTGGTAAATACGCAACTCCATCTCAATCTCGTTTGGCTTGTAGTCATACTCCAAACAGAAGAGGGCCGCATAAACCATAAGCTGCTCCATATGCGTCGGGGCCTCGCCGGTCTTCAGATCGTGAATCCGAAGAATATCTTTCCGAAAGGAAATGGCGTCGGCGGTCCCGAAACAGTTTGGAGAATAATACAGGATTTGTTCCGGGGTCATCTTATACCCAATGGCGTCGTTCACATACATGTTCAACGTCTTCTGAGATTTTGGCAGTCGCTGCCCCAGTTTGATGCATTGGGCCGCAAAAGCGTGAAGAGCCGTCCCACGCTGAGCCGCCCGGTATTTGGCGTAAGCGTCGGCGAGCTTATCTTCTGAGTAATTGATCCAGTGATAACCACTGGCGCTAAGAAAGGCATGCTGCCCCTCAAGGTTGGAGTGTTTTGCGAAGTTCATCCAGCACTTCCTCCTTGTTCTCCGGGGAAATGAATCTGGAGAAAGACATCTCGTTCATCTTCCCAACATAATATTCTTGGTTTGGCTGTCTCTTAGCGCGTGCAGATTTCTTACACTCAAGGGAGGCCCATTTCTTTCCATAAAGAATGAGCAGATCGGGGATGCCCTGGCGCTGATCCATCTTAAAAACCATACAGCCGGGAAATATCGTTTTCAAATTGGCAATAAGCCGGTCCTGAAAACCACTTTCCAATCTTGCGCTTCTGGCCACGAAACGGCCTCCTTTCCAATAAAAGTGATAGAAAGAATAGGATATGCGCGACATATCTCTCTCCTCTCCATAAAAGAGTCTGTTTTTTTTGCGGAAAGAAAAACAGCCCTAAAATATCAATTTGGAGCAAAAAGAAAAGAGCCGCGGATGACGGCTCTAATCTTCAATGATAAATCCAATTTTTCGTTTCGGCTTACTATTTTCCTCAGCAATCTTCTCGACCTTTGGTTTGCCAAACGATTGCCAGATCGTGGCGCCGGCAGCACTTCCAATCGCCGCCACCATCGACATGGTAAACGTCATCAATATTTGGGTCGAGTTTCCAATGTTGAGTTTCATACTATCGCCTCCCATAAAGGGGACTGCATTTTCAGCGGAAATGAAAAGAGCAGTCAACAACACTAGCGATCAAACATCTGATCAACAAAATCCGAATATATATTGATCAGTTTGCCTCTCGCATATCCACCTAAAAGGCCCACAAAGGCTTTTCCTTTTGCTGTCTGCATTTTCGATATGTCCTTCACCAACCCCTCCCCCATAATTCTACCATAGCTAGCTTTGAGGCTGGCCTTAGCGAACTCTCGACCAAACTCATTTACATTTTCTGAAAAAGAGCGTTTTGATTCAGATGCTCTATACCGTTTTCTCCCAGCAGGAGTCAGGGTTCCGTCTTTGTTCTGGTAACGGCGGACACCCCACTTCATGCCTTTCACACCATAATGCACTAAACATTCCATAGATTATCAACTCCTACTTCGATTTTAGTTAAAAAAAAAACGAACTGCCTTCATAATCTGAGACAGTTCGTATCCTCTTCATAAAAGAGTCTGTTTTTTTTTGCGGAACAGAAAACAGCGGTAAAAATTCAATCCGTTCTGTTATAGAACAAAAAGAGAGTCGTTCACTTGACGGATTAGTAAGCTGGCTTATTTTTTCACCTTTATCATCGGTGGGTCGTTTGCACTTTCCGGTATTGTGCTTCCGCGCCGACCTAGCCTACTTCGTCCAGCGCAACAATTAAACTTTTGAACGATACCATTCAATCGTATATTGCTGGAAAGCTTACTATTAGCTTGCATATTCATGCACACAGACTTTCACTGCTATGTCCGTTTCCTCTCCATAATAGGAGATGTAATTCTTGCGCATCACATAAAATGCGCTGAATTTTTATGAAATCTTCAAAAACACATCACCATCCTTGTTGAAATAATAATCTGTCCTTTTTTCTGGGGCCGCTAATGCGGAATGAAGAAGTTCTCTCAGAGAAGAAGACTCGGCAGTATTCAGGCGATCTACAATATCTCCGATTTTCCGAGTCTGATTTTCCAAAACTTCCTTGTCGGTTTTCTTGAAGATTCCGTCTTTATGGCTGGTCAAAGCCTGTTGCAGCATGCTAAAACTGGTAAGCATCCGTTTATCACATTTGTTGATGTAAGCAGTTGCTTCCTCCTCAATATACCTAAGGAATCCGTCATCATAGTTCTCGGAGTAGAACACCTCCAGCAATTCGCTCATGACATAAAGCTGCGTAGATAGTTCCAGAGAATCTTTTATCTGTGTGGCTTTTTCAACCGTTTCCAAAATATCAGTCTGCACCTTAGCGGTAACCGTCGAAACCAGATCAGCGAGATAGAACTCAATATCTTTCATAGCGACTTTCCGAGCGCTCTGTAAGCTGACAATAGTCGAAAGCCTCTGCTGCTCATGCTCCATGATAGAGCCATAGTTTTCGTAGGCAAACCTAATGAAACTGATTTCCGACAACAACTCCGCCCGTTTGTCACCGTAAAGGAACTCGAGTATCTTGTCCAAGCTCAGCCTCATCATATTCAATTTGCCGTTGATCTCAGCCAAAAAATATTGTCCGGAGGCAATGGACATCGCTGTGAACGCGCCAAGACAGGCCGCTTGAATTGCGGTCTGCTCCAAAGCAGCTGTTCCTACGATTTGACCCGTTTCTGGATTTTGAAGTGTCGTACTATACCCGCCTCGTTTTAACCGCATAAGCGTCCCTTGGACTCCCTCTGGAAACGATAGCACATATGATTGCGATAACGTACTCACCCCCAAAAGCGAGGGAGCCGCGCCAAGCAGCGCATTCACTTGCGCTCTTTGATCTCGCGTTAATTTCAATTTGGTAAATCGCTTTCCATCAGTCAAATCTATTGCGGTATCGCAAGGCTTTACATCGAATCTCCCTACCCGAGTCAATTCGTTTTCTTCTCCCATCGTCATCCCTCCTTTGGGCAAAATAAAAGAGTGCGCCCCATGAAGAGACGCACCCTGCAAAAAGTGAATCCCTCCATTGTTGCCACACAATCCCGGTCTTAGACGCGAGTAAAGAGAGAAACACTGTTTGCCAATGTTTCCGTCTAAGACCATTTTATAGAATTGTGTGGCACAGCCAGTATAGCACACCTCCGTCCGCTTTGGAAGAGGAACTTTGAGGGTTCAGACGAATTCGGCTCCAAAACCGCAAACATCCATCGAAAACCCGTCAAAATTCCCTTGCTGGCCAGTTGGCCACTTTTTTCTTCCACTTATATATAAATTTTAATATTTTTTTTCGCATTTAAGTGAAGAGAAAAAGTGGGAAAGTGGCCAGAAAACCCGCAAACCCTTGGGGCGCAACGGTTTCAGCCTGGCCACTTTTGAAAATAAAAGTGGGCAGAAAGTGGGCAAATGGCCAATTTTTCGTCATTTTCGGTCCTTTTTTCGTACAAGAATCAAAAGATTTCTGGCCAGTTCCGAAACAAAAGTGGGCAAATGGCCAGTTTTCGGACTAAAAGTGGCCAGCAAACCACCCCCAAATTGACCTGCTACTAACAGTAATAGTAGCAGCTTTTGGCCTATTTTCAGGTCGAATCCTGCTTCAAAATTGGAGACGTCCGTACCCTTCGCTACCCGGCTATACCGTTCTCCCCCCAAATATTAAGGGTCTAATCAGTGTCGTCCGTACCCTTCTGTACTTCTTCGCCACCTATCTACACACGAAATATCAATCTCTGACTAGGTTTGTTCCTCAAAATGCACGCCGCTGGTAAGGCCGATTTCGAGGTGCCACGGGGACAAACTGGTAGCGAGGAGGAGCTGGACGAACCCGCCGATGAAGAGACATGCCATACTTTTTCGGAGGTATCCCATTCCGCTTAGGCCAGAGTTCATCGCTCTCTCCAAGGTTGCGAAACATATCCTCAAGTGCCTGTGCAGCCTCCGCCATCGACTGGCCAAATGCCACCCAAGCATCCTTGATCTTTTGAACAACCGCCAGAATCTCTTCCATGGTCATGAGTCATCACCTCTCGAATATTATTTTGGGACTTGGAACGCCTGCTTGCATATTGGTATAACAGCAGTTGAGTGCAGTTAAAAGGTTGTCGATCTGAACTGACCGGTCTGTCCGAATCTCAACCGTCGGCTCCGACATCGGTAAATATCCAAGCGCCTCCATCTGCTTATGTTCGCAGGTGGATACATATGGACACGCCCTACATTTTGCTACAAGTCTGGATAGGCCCAAATCTCATCACCTCCAAACCTTTCCGGAGCGCTTGTCCACCAGAACAATCCGCCCCTCAATCTCAAAGTCCGCCAACTCACAAATATCAAAGATGGCATAGAGCAGCTTATGGAACCGCTCCTCCTCGGCATCCATGTTCTTCAGAGCTTGGTAGGCTGTGGGGTCTGAGTAGCCCTCTGCGTTTTTTCGATCATTCCAGGACAATTTTTATCACCCCGTTCATTCATATATTTGATAAGCGATTGAGCGTGCATATCGCTGATACCGTATGTTTCTTGTAGTTTAGAGACGAACCAGTCTGGAACATTTTTTCTTCCGCATTCGATGGCAGACAACTCAGCCGGAGAAATATCAAGATCCTTTGCCATGTCATAGAGCAGGAGCGCCCGAACCAGGCGGATATCCCGCACCATTCTTCCAAAAGCGTCAAGTCCCATAGTCGCTCTCCTTATGCCACGCCTCAATGTCGACACCAATCCGCTTCAGCATCTGGGTACAGAGCCAAATATCATCCTGGTCCTCCATCTCATATCGGCTGACCAGCTCCTTGATGCGGTCGTGGAAGGCATCGTAATAGGTTTGGAGCCGCTGAGCCCCGAACCCAAATTGTTCATGCAGCACCCACAGAATGGTCGCATCGATTTCGGCGATGTGTTTTCTGTCGTACTCGGCCAGTTCCCGCTGGATCTCTAAATCCATCGCTTTTTTCTCCGCTGCGGTAAGTACAGCGCCGTACACTTTTCCTCCGGCTTTCTTGAGTTGCATAGGTGCCTCCCATAATCCAGTTTTCCTTAGCAAAGAACATGGGGACGGCGAAGAACAGCATCAAAACTGTCGCAGTCGCGTCCCCATCGAGAAACATGATTGGTAAAGAGAGCCCAACCAGCAGCAGAGCATAGAGTTTGTTTTTCAGCAGTTCTCGTTTCCACATAGAATCGTGAGTCCCCCTCCTTGAAAATATCAATTTTGTTCAGTACACAAAGAGGTGATAAGTGTGTCCCTTCGGATACTTCTTCTTACCATGGAAATTCTTTGCCATTGGTTTGCCCGTGGTAAGGCTGGTCGGGTACGCCCCGATAAGACTACGCCAATCACCGTAAAGACGATGCATTTGGCGGTTCACTTTGGGATAGCCGCGACGAACCATCTCGGCCTTGGCCATATTTCTCAGCAGACTACGCATGATTTTTACCTCCTAAAATATCATTGCGGGCTTCGCAAGCGCTCAATCGCCATACAGGCGGCATTGGGGTCAAGCATTTTTGCCCCCTTCTCCATATCCATCTCCAGAATGGTCATAATGGCATAGTTGGCCAGATCCATCAAAGTGTCCCGAATAGACTCATCAGTGACCCGCTGCTGGCCGGCGTCATTTGCAGAAAGGCGGGAAAGAGTTTTGAACCGGGAGAACTTGTCCCCCAGCCGAATCCGGGTCATGGCTAAACCCTCTTCTACGAAGGTCTGGTGGAAACTGTCGCCATAGTCATGGTTCTTCCGCTCGTACAAGCTATTCAGCTCATCGCAGATTGTCTTATGGCGCATCACTTTCTCATTCATAAACAGATTTCTCCTTTCAAAATATCAATCTGAATTGCAGTTCACTTTGATCGTTCGGTCTGTTTCATCGGCTAAGTGTTTGAGAAGCATGGTCATAAACACTTCAAAGCCGCCGGAGCAACCGATTTCTCTAAACGTAACCCGGTAATTTTGTTTATGCCACTGCTGCTTGTATCGTTTTTCCATATGGACAATGATGGAGTTGGTCATTGCTTCATATCTCCACATAATTTCAAAATGGCGATGCGCAAGATCAATCAGCGTTTTCTCAAGCATCAGGTTTTCCTCCCGGATTCCGATTACCGAACTGTTCCTGTACTCTGATGGAAATAACGGCACTTCAGCTCTGTCGGCTCGATCCAGGAAATATCCCGAAGCCGAATGCTTCTGATAGACTTGTCACCCTTTGAGGGTAAGTTGACACTGACTTCATCCACAGCAGCCTGGGCCGCCAAATACTCCTCTTTGTATTGGCACACATCCCTATGGCCGCATTTAGTGCAGCAGGTTTCTTTTACTCCGAACATACGAACCATCTCCTTATAATTTTCATCCAGCGTTGCGGCCTCAACATTCAGCTGGTGCAGCATCATTTGCAGCTCGTCAACCAGATAAGTTTTGTCATGGCCTTCGCGCTGGCGGACGAGGCCTCGAATCCAATCGGCGACAGTAATAGGAGGCGGGATCTGCAAACCGAGGTCGCGAGCCATACGGTCGATATACCCCACCATCTGGTAGGTCGGTGCTACAATGACAGCGCCGGTTCTTGCGGATTGCTGAATCAGAAATACAGTTTTACCTGTCTGTCTCCCGGCGATGTAGACTGTCATGGTGTTTTTTCCTCCTTTTGAGCTTGGCGACGTGCCTGTTTAAGTGCCAGTTCCATAGCGTCGCCGCCTATGTCATCGTCCTTATGCGACTTTTTCTTTTTCGCTTCGCACCTAACCAAAGTCGCGTCGTAATCATAGCCGATCCCGGCTTGATACTTTTTCGCAATGGCGCGAAGCTTTTCAGCATGATATTCATAAGTGGCACGATGGAACCCTTCCAATCCCCACTCATCACAGGCCAATTCCAGCAGTCTGGCATAATCCATCAGAGCATTGACGATTTTATAAATATCGCCATAGCAGGTTTTGATTTCGCGTTCACCATCTGCATCATGAAGGTGAAGGGTTACCTTTTCCAGTTCTATGGGCCTGGAAATAATCGGCTCAAATCGTTCCCGTGGACTGAGTTTTCTCTGAGTGGTTTCAGAATTTGATGCTTGAGGTTGGGGGACTTTTTGCACAGGAGAAGAGGGGTAGGGAGGCTTCCATGACTTAGGCGATGATTTCCCAAATAGTTTCTTGGTAAACTTCTCCTTCATAGTTCGGTCTTTCTCCTTTTTCAGATATCAATGTGAACTACTCCTCAGCAGACTCAACGATAGTCACGGTGCCCTCAAACACTCCGAACTCGGATGACTGTTGGAAAGTATGTGTTTCCGGCTCCTCTCCATCTTGCATTGGCCGAGTGAGATACCACAAAGAATCATCTTTCCAAGTGATCATCTCCAGTTTTTGGCCGGGTTCCAGTTCCAAAGTCATATCGCCACCAAAAGAGCGAGCAACGCCTTGGTCGCACCCAGTCAATAGCCCTAACGACAAAATAGCGCACAAGAGTGCGCCGACGTAAATGCGTTTCATGTTTTCTCCTTTTCCGAAAATATCAAGGCCTGATTTCAGCGATGGACTCTACAAAGCAGTTGTAATAGGTATAGCGCTTCCCCTCATAGTCAAAGAGAACATAGCCGCCGTCATTGCCCTCTATATCAATTTTCCCGGTGTACTGTGCAATGATCTCTCCGTCGGCTGTATAAATTGTCACCGTCCGTTCGAGTCCATTGTCTAAATCGCTTTTCTGATCCGTCATGGCCCGCTGGCCAGATGCGGTGTTCTGGAAGTACCAGCGCATACCGAAGAACAATCCCAAAATCAGCAGAATGGCAACCGCCACACTGATAATCTTTCCGAGGACGTTCTCAATCAGACACGCGCCCGCGATGCCGGCACATAAAATGAGTGCCGCAAATAACACAAATGCAATCCAACCGCCGATAGTCATGCTTTTTCTCCTCCTTCAAATATCAAAGAACCTCCGTAAGAATTCGGAAGTCCTTAAACACGCCATCTTCCAAAGTTACTTCGACAGGTTTTCCAAGCAACTCGGAAACATAGTTCACCTTTGCATCCTTGAGGATTCTAGTCACGTGGTCAAGGGATTCTGCAAGATTGCTGTTGCGAGTTTCCATTTCCCAGTGGCAGTCGGGAGACATATTCACCGTATATTTACCAGCATCCATAACGCCACTGCCAGACATCGAGAACCCAAGTTGGAGCCCCAGTTGAAATGAATAATCTCGCATAGTACCAAACTCAGCAAAGTCAATTTTGCCAAGCCTTTTCTCAAGCATTTTTATTCCTCCCCAACAAGTTTCTGATACAGTTCCTCAGCCTCTTTGCCTTGGAACTGGTTGATGATGCGAACATTATCGCCAGGTGCTTTCCGCCCGACGATCAATACCGCGGGGTCGCCGTGGCTGTGGTCAAAGCCGACCAAAACCGTGTCAAAATTTTTCACAGTACCCACCTCACAAAGTCAAAGAGTAATTTCACGAGGAATAGAAGACCGATGATGGCCAGGATCAAAACAGCATTGAATAGAAAACGCAAAATGTCATCCCAGCCATGCTTCATTTTTTCTTCACCCGTTTGGCCTTTCTCTCCTCATACTCAGCTTTCTCGATGGGGACCATCTTACCATCCTCTTCTTTGAAGTAACGGTTCAGCTCGATCCGCTTATCGTCGGGTGTGAGAATATAAAGATAAGCGACAGTATCATAGTCGCCATTCTTTGGGTCAACCAGGAAGTCCTCGGAGAAGACGCGATACTTCTTGGTAGAGGGCAGATAGGGCATGGTAATAGGGAAGATCGTGTCGATAAGACGAGTCATCATCCCATTACTAAACGCCGCACTAGGATAGTTGACGTTGATGCCGCAAACCCGGTCTATATCGGAATAAGTAGCCGTCCCGTCCGGAGCGATTTCTTTGAACAGGGAGGACATACGTTTACACTGGTACTTCTGATACCCTTCTTTCCAGCTACACTCGCCGGTGATATCGCTCCAAATATCCGGAGTGTCTTCGATGGGGGTCAGACACTTACCATCGATCAGGCGGTTTAGAATGCTCTTGGTGATCTGGATACTGAATCCGGAGTGGCCATCTCGGGCCAGCGTTTGATAAGCCCGAAGGGCGCTCTCATAGCAGAGCACGCCATAGGCCCAGTCGTCCGTACCCTCCGAAGCCTCCCGCTCACTCTGACAGGCAAGGGCAACCTCCTGAGCAGCCCAGGAATCTTCTTCCTCGGCCATGTAGACCGCCCGGTCATCCCAATACTCATTGGCGAATATCTTTCTGGTATCGCCCCCAAAGGCCTTGATGATCTCCGGCAGATTCTCATTGACCGCGTCCAGATGGATACCCTGCTCTTTGCAGAATGCCAGCGCCTTTTCCAAAGCCTCTCCGACTCGATTGGTCCAGAGGATGACCTTGGCGCCATTGGCTTGCTCCTGCTTGAGCCGAGAGATGGTCTTGTTGATCGGATCGCCGACCTCCGGGAACTTGTTTGTGACCAGACAGCCGTCGAAATCCACCGCGATGATCTTCGGCCGGGACTCTTTGTTTTCCGTAGTCTCAACTGCTTTTACATTCATCTCATCCATGTGTGTTTCTCCTTTTCAAAATATCAATCCGTAATAGTGAGTTCATTAAGCGAAACTGTTGCCAGTGTGCCGTCCGGTCGCTTGACAACCGCCTTGTTTGCGAAGAGCCCAACGCCGAGCTGTAAAATATCGACCTCTTCACGTCGCAATCGCTCACACTCGGCACAGCTTTCAGGGGTCATCCAATCCATGTCGATGCAAGGGGAACAACTAACTGGTCTTTTATAAATCCCTTTCATGCCGCTCCTTTCCAGAAAATATAAATGCCCCGAACTGCTGCTACACAATTCGAGGCATTCTTTTTTTTCGTATTTGGTTTAATCCGAGGCTTTGAAGTTGTAAACGGGGTGGATGCGCTCCACGATGATTGCAGTGGGGCCGATTTGGGAAACGATCTCCTCTATGCTCTTGTAGGCCATCGGGGACTCGTCCAAGGTGTCAGGCACTACGCAAGTTGTGTAGATGCCCTTCATCTCATTCTGGAACTCTTCTATGGAAAGCATATTGAGTGCTGCTCGACGGCTCATGAGGCGCCCGGCTCCGTGCGGAGCAGAGCAGTTCCACTCCTCATTCCCCGTGCCAATGCAGATCAAGCTGCCATCCCGCATGTTGATAGGAATGAGCAACTTTTCTCCCTTCTTGGCAGAAACAGAGCCCTTCCGAAGAATCATGGCGTCCGTATCAATGTAGTTGTGGATAGTGGTGAAAATATCTACGGCAGTGAGACCCATACCATCTAGGATAACGTCCACCATGGCTTTTCGATTGAGTACGGCGAACTGCTGCGTCAACTTCATATCGTGGATGTAGTCGTCAAACAGTTTTCCCTCCACGTAAGCGAGGTCTTTGGGGATATCCAGCTCATGTTCCTTCTTCAGCGCTGTAATGGTCTTCTGGATCTCCTGGAGCCGTCCTTCAGCTTTGAGCTTTGCGATGGTCTCCTGGATCTGATGCTTGGCTCCGCCCCAGAGTGCGCGGCGTCCCTCATTCTGATAGTAGTCGGCCACTTCCGTTCCGAGGTGCCGGCTCCCGGAGTGGACGACCAGAAACAGCCGTCCGTCCCCGGCTTGGTCTACCTCAATAAAGTGGTTACCACCACCCAAAGAGCCGATGCTGCGAACCGCTCGGTCAAGATTGATCTGGTCAGCGCACCGGAGCTGGGTCAAGTCGATTTCGGAGTTAAGAGAGTGGGGAATATCACGAATTTCCCGGCCATAGGGAATCTTCTCCCGGATCAGCGCGTCCAGCTTGGCGTAGTCGATTTCACGTTCGGCCAACTCCACCGTTTCCATGCCGCAGCCAATGTCCACACCCACCATACCGGGGACGATTTTATCCCGGATGGTCATAGTCGTGCCAATGGTACAGCCTTTTCCGGCGTGCACATCGGGCATGATACGGATTTTACAGCCCGCAAACTCGGGCCGGTCACACACTGCCTGAATCTGCTCCCGAGCCGCTCCTTCCAGCTCATTGGTGTAGCAAATAGCAGTGTTGTATTGCCCTTGAATAGTTATCACAGTTTTTCTCCTCGTATAATAAGATTTGCAGATGATTTTAAGTGTATCTGCTTAGTTCACTC